TGGTGAACTTGTGGTTAGCGAAAAAATTGAAGTCGACCCAGGCACGAATCAAAGAAGATACTTTCTTGTGGGTGTTCAGCTCGTATCGGTCATATGGTTCGTGCTCTGGGTCAGCAAATGTGCGTATTTGGACGTGTGATAGTAGTATAACGTTCATCTTCTTTGCAACAGAAAGAGATTCTAAGTTATCTAATATGCGTGTAAAGAGCTCATAGCTTTCGGTAAAACCTTTGCCAAAACCCAAAGCCTCAATGGTTTTAATATTGTGACTTTCTTTTACCTGTTCCTGGCACAGTCTCTCGGCAGCATCTGTGGTATCTAGCACAACTGTTTTATAATCGTGCTCCTCTTTGCCAAGCGTCTTAATTTGCTCCATGATGTCGTTGTATGTTTCGCAGACTGGAAAGTGGGGTACATCGATGAATCGTAGGCCATCTTCTGCACAAATAAATATTGGTTTCGGTGCGCCAGCGCCAAAGGTACTTTTCCCTATGCCGTCGGTTCCTGTTATATTCATTCTCACTTGTGTGTATTCTGCTTGATTACTGATTTTATCCATTAGACTCATTTTGTCTCACCCCTTTCCACGATTCGTGGAGATTTAGATATTTTAGTTACTGCGCCTTTTTGAAAAAGTTCCGCATATTGTGGATAGTCCATGCAATAATTTTGAAATGCCTGGAGACCCAAAGTTTCTTTTGTATCAAATGGCCAGGCGTTGGCAGGAACCTTGTCTTTAATATCTCTAAGATATTCTTGGTCCCACTCAATCGATCTGCTGTATGCAACAGCAAAACCGTCAGCTGTCGCTGAACCGCCTTTGTTTGATAGGGTTTCAACATCAATCCCCAAGTCTGGGTGATTAAGAATGTCGTTGGTTGTTGATTTTATTTCTCGATCAATCTTGGTTTTTAGTGCCAAGAGTTTGTTGCGCCTTGATCGCAGCGCCTTGATGTCTTTCATGATCTTTCTCCCAAAAGATAAAACTTACTTTACTTACTACGCTGTTAAGAATAAATTACTTGCAATCGTCTTGTCAAGAAATTATTATCCTATTTTTCAATAAAAATTTTTTACATATAAGGGAGAATCAAATGGGCAGTATCAGAGTCACACTATCCGAGTACATACAAGACATAGGAATTGAAAACATCGCTAAAGATTTAGGAACATCAGAATCCACAGTCAAAGCATGGAGATATTTTAATCGTGTTCCACGCATTAAACAAGCAAAACAATTAATGCAACATTCCAGGGGCATACTCACCTGGGACTCTATATATGGTCCACCTGAACAGGTCGATTCTGACCGAGCTGACCGTCGCAATGCAGATGTTGCATAAAGGATTTATGTATGAGTTTGATTCTGAATGCGAATCAGACGTGGGAGGACATCAGTAAGGAAGCCAAAGATGAAATGCTCGACAGTTATTGGGAGCATGGATTCCATTTGATACCTTGCGGATCGAAAGAAGAATACATACCAGAATACTTTCGCAAAAGACACACGTTTGATACCGAAGAAGAGATAAAGTCTCGTTGGGCTAAAGCGCCCAGAGTGAAATGGGAGGCGTTTCAGCGCACCCAACCCACTCGTGAAGAGATGAACGATTGGATAGAGAAGTTTCCAAAAGCCAATTGGGCAGCACTTACAGGCATTAACTTTGTGGTTCTCGATGCAGACTCACAGGAGGCCGTTGACTTTATTGAAAGCAAAAAAATTACTGGCACCACATTGAAGCAAGTGACCCCCAGGGGTGGGATGCATTTCTTTTATAGTGTCAATCCAAACTATGAAATTAGAAACTCTGCTGGACAAAACAAGTTAGACATCAGAGGCGTTGGCGGTTATGTGATGATGTGCCCTTCGCACGATTACTTTTTTATCAACGAAAGCCAAATACCTGTATCTGACATGGATGATTTGCCGTGTTTACAGCCAGAAGATTTACAAAAGATCTCTGAGTTTAACAATGTGGGCAAGGTTCAAAGCATTGTCACCGAGAAACTCGATGATGTTGGTACAAACATTGGCACTCGCAACGACAAGTTAGCCAGGCTCGTTGGTCGTTGGATCAAGGAAGGTTGGGGGCAGAGAGATATTTTGATCAAGGCTCAAGACTGGAACCAAACCAATGTTCCACCGATGTCACCAATGGAAGTCACAACAACCACTATGTCGATTGTGAACGGCCATATTAAGAGGCATCCCGAAGACGTGGAAATGGGAATGCTCAGATGGGAAACGAGCAAGTGGGAAGTGCACTTAGAAGACGAGCAGAAAGAAATACTGAAACAAGAAGATCCGATTGAGAACCTAGCGGAAGACAAAGAAGAGAAAGGCCCACTTGGTCTGATGCCTTGGAAAGATTTCAGCGCATTGGACATTGAGGTGCCAACAGAGTTTTGGGGCGATAAGTTTATCTTTCAAAGGGCCAGAGTGTTGATGATTGGTAAACCCAAGATTGGTAAATCTCACTGGTTGGGCGCTTTTGCGACAGCGGCTTGTACTGGAACCGAGTTCATGGGCAAGTCTTTTCCAAGGCCGTTGAAGGTGATGTGGCTACAGGCCGAGATCATCGAGGCTTACATCACGGAGCGTGTGAACTTATACCTTACTCCGTATGAAACCCAGTCGGAATACATCGATGCCTTGGGCGAGAACCTCATTGTGAGTGGTCGATTGCGCAAAAACCTACTTAAAGACAGCGACATTGACATGGTCAGCGAAGAAATCGCTTTCCATAAGCCCGACATTGTGATGTTGGATCCTTTCATTAACTTCTTTGATGGCGAAGAAAACTCCAATGCGGATATTCATAAGCTCCTGGGACGAGTGGATCGACTGATTGAACTGCACAATGTGTGTTTCATCATTGCGCATCACACAGGAAAGGATCGCCAGGACGACATGAGTTTTATGTCTGCTCGTGGTGGTAGTGTGTTTGCTGGTTGGTTTGACTCTGGCATTAAGTTGTTGGGAGAGAAACCCAATGTCACTTTGTTTTATGAAGCAAGGAATGCAAGGGAGCCAGAGAGTCATGCGGCTTACTTTAATTTTGATACGGGTCTTTGGAACATCGTTGATTTTGATGCAGAGAAACAGGTCGATGAGGTGGACATTGCACACACGGTGGCAAACTCAATGGACAAAACAAAGTTTTACACACGAGCAGAGCTTGAATTACAGGCACGAAAAGCGCTGAAAGACCGAGGACTACCGAGCGGAGTGGGCAAAGGAAAGGCGGCTGTGAGTTATGTACAGAAATATTTGGGTGGCCGTGTGCTTACCCATGCAATTCCAGGCAAACAAACGTGGCATTGGCTGGTTAACAATGAAGGCACAAAGCCTTGGGAGAATGAAGAATGAAAACATTAGGCGTATTTATATTTTTATTGGGGATGTTCATGTTTGCGAGTGGTTGGGTGTTTCTAGACCTGGCATCGTTGCCTTTGAAAAAAGATCTGTATTCAATCGATGTGTTGGGGTTCTTTAACAATATGTTCTCATCAAACCCGTCGGTTGCTGGTCTTCAATCGTTTATGTCTCTTATGTTTATTCTCATGGGTTGCTTGATCTGTTTTGCAGGTGCAATCATGATTGAAAGTCATCGAAGCGAAGAGACAGAGGTGGATTACGACCTCATACCGAACTACGAGAGGGTCGGTAAGGGTAAGGTGTTTGGAAATTTCATTGCGTTTCCCAAAGAAGTCATGCGAACAACCTACAATAAGATGGTGAAGTTGGGCATTGTAAACAAAAGCAGCAAGTTATGGCGCAATTGAAGGTATGGAAAAGTTAAGAACATTGGACTTATTCAGTGGGATTGGGGGATTTTCCCTCGGACTGGACTCAACGGGCTACTTTGAAACGGTGGCTTTCTGTGAAATTGAGGAATTTCCGTGTAAGGTATTAAATAAACATTGGCCTGATGTGCCGATATATAACGATGTAAGGGAGTTAAGTTATGAAAAACTACAAACAGACGGACTTATTTCAGGCCGAAGAGGCATTGACGTTATCTGTGGAGGCTACCCGTGTCAGCCGTTTTCCGTTGCCGGACGTCAAAAAGGCGAAGAAGATCCGAGACACCTCTGGCCGGAATATTTTAGACTCGTTAGAGAACTCCGTCCAAGTTACGTCATTGGAGAGAACGTGGGCGGACATATTCGACTCGGTTTGGATTCCGTACTCGAGGATTTGGACAGCGAGAACTACACCGTCAGGTGCTTTAGTGTTGAAGCAGCGAGTCTCGGTGCCCCGCACAGACGCGAAAGAATCTTCTGGATCGCAGAAAATATGGCCGACAGTTACCCAGGATTCAGCGAGCTCACGGACGAAGAAATACAAGCAGGGTGGCACGCCCTTAACGGTAGCGGTTCAGGATTCGATGTTTCCGACGCCCAGTTCAAGGGATTGGAAGGGCGGTCACGGGACAATCGTGGAGGAGGACGGGAAGTATTATCGGGTATCGAACACGACGGGCACTCGGTACGGCGCCAGGTTAGACGCACAGGTGGAGAAGATGGAGGAACAACGGATGATGTTTCCGACACCCAGAGCCAGCGACGTGGAGGGCGGAATCGTGGAGGACGTCGAGCTGAACAATGGGAGCTTCTCAAGAAGGAACAAGAAGGGCGAACGTTGGGGCGTGAAGCTGAGAGATGCAGCGAACTACCTGGACAAGAAGGAGAGGGCGCAACAACAGATGTGGCCGACGCCTCAAGCAATGGACGGGATGCGAAGCGGACAGATCAGGAAACGAGAGGAACTCTCGGAGGCAGCGAAGAAGGGCGGATGCTCGAATCTGAGGGAAGCGGTTCACGATCCGAAGTATCTGGAACAGAACATGTGGCCGACGCCCAGAGTCAGCTCGGCGAACGGTCCGAGTCAGAGGGAAATCAACGAGGGCAATCCGAAACGGCGCCTGGAGACAGAAGTGGCGATACAAGAAATGATGCCGACACCCACGTCGAGGGATTGGAAGTCGGGGGAGGCGAGCGAAAAGACGCATCAACGGAACTCCAGGCCTCTAAACGAGAAGGTGATTCGAGATCACAAGATCATGTCGACACCGAATCAGGGGATGCACAAGTTGGACGTTTTGAGCAAAGAGTATCATCAGAGGCGGAAGGCTCTGGGGAAACAGCCTGGTCTTCCTGGGGAAGTGCACATGAACAAGAAGAGCAGCGAGGAGAAACTACATTTGAATCCTACCTGGGTGGAGGGAATGATGGGATTTCCGCATGGTTGGACGGATCTTGGGAACGAGGAATCCCCAGAGTAGCGCCCACTAATAAATTGCGGGTTCCTCGGTTAAAAGCATTGGGCAATGCGGTGCTTCCGCAACTGGTTTATATGGTGGGCATGACGATTGTTTTGTCTACTAAGCGTAGTAAAAATGAGGAAGAATGAGGACATGAAAATGGGTCAAAAATGGGTCAAAACACATGGTATGGCTACTATTCGCAACTCGTACCATGTCCCTCTGAAACCCCTATATAATAAGGAAAGTATACATGGTACGGCGGTATGATTGTACTATGCCGTACCGCCGTACTGCCACCTCTGAAACCCCCGCGGAATATAGATGGTACGGCGGTACGGTGGTACGCTCTCCTAAAGGAGAGAGGAAAGAGTTGCTAAAGACAACATTCCCTCTACCGCTCTTCCTTGGACAGCGTTGAAAAAAAGAAGGAGATACAAAAAGTAAAATGGAAAAGAAGATTACAAAGAAGCAAAGAGCGTTTATTGATATGTATGTGTTTGAGGATTTAAATCAAGGAGAGTGTGCACATCGAGCAGGGTATAAGAACCCGGATATCATTGCGAATCGATTGTTGAATGATCCACAATACGAGCACGTTCAGAATAAGATTTATGAATTACAGGCCAGACAAAGACAGAGGTATGAGATTACGTTTGAGAAAGTGGCAGAGGATTTGAAGAAGATTCGTGATGCAGCGATGAATGAAGGAGTGTATGGAGCGGCTGTGGCTGCTGAGTTGGGCAGAGCAAAGTTAGGCGGTTTGATGGTGGATAGGAAGGAAGTGAAGTTTGGAAAGATCGATCAGATGGATCGAGAACAAGTAGAGGCCAGATTGGCAAACTTGATGAAGGAACATAAGTTGGCGAACGTGGTGAAAGATGTGACACCCAAGCCAAAGGCGATTGAAGTATTGGAAGATGAAGATTAGTGAAGCTCTGACTTATCGATCCAGTCGGGATCTATGGCTGATATGCATTTAAGAAATTCGTCCTGGAAGAAACAATCAGGACAATC